TCTCGGTGCCCATTGCGATCGACCAGCGGCTTGTTGTCACATCGCCTTCAACTTCAATGTCGCCCTCGGAAATGCAGGAGCATGCGCAGGATCCGTTTCCCGTGCCTGTTCCAGTGGTGCCGCCACCCCCCGCATGCAAAACCTTAAACGCTCGCCGCCCCGTCATGCTGTCCCCCGATCCACAATCAGAACAGTTGACGGTCCACCCTCTGCGGAATTCTCGAAACGTCGCTCCACGATCTGCACATATCGATGCGTAGGAGCTGTGTCCGGTGCTCCATCCAGATTGATTTCACGCCCCGCTACTTTTGTGATCAGATCGCCAATCTTGTATTCAGTGTGCCAGCCCGGAAGCCTGAACTCACAATCAATTTCAGCGTAGTGGTTTTGATCTCGAAGCTTTTCAGCGAACGCCTGAATTTCTGTTTGGTCGTCTTTTGTGTCCGCATCACCAGTGAGCACTGACGCAAAATCACCCGTCGCTTGACGGTATCGTTTTTGAAATTTTTCGGGAACGAACATCACCTGTTTAAAATCTCTGGCATTGACGGCCCACGCCTGCTTGACGGCAATGTTTTGGATTCGGTAATCGCCAAACAGCGTGCCGGTGATTCTCACCCGCCCATTGTTTCCTGCGTCGTACAGTTCCTGCGGAATCTCTTTTCCGTCAAACAAGATTCCAATTTGCTCAGGGCAGAGTTTAATTGTCCAGCCCGATTCCTCTGGCAGCCACGTTGCCCCGGCGTCGATGGAATATTCCACCTTGTGCGGCATTCGCTGCCGTCGCGCGGCACTTGTTGCCCCGTCTTTCAGATACGTCAGTGGTTCACCAAGCGTCCTGCGGTGAGCCGTTGCAACGGTAAACACGGTCCCGAAGTCGGGCACCAATGGATACTGACCGAGCCGGCTCACGCCTGGGTCGATATCGCCTGCCTCATTCGCAATCCACAGTCGCCACGCCGTTTGGTTCGTCGGGTAGTCTGTCCCATCCTTTGCAAGGTCTGACGGGGCAAGTGCATCAGCAGCAGCGGGCCAGCCAGGGTAAAGCGGAATTGTGACTTCCGCCTCTTCATATTCACCTATTGCGTGGACAATGTTAAACGCATCAGCAATCGAACTGGACACCTGCAAGCGGTTAGTATTACTGTCGTTCAGGTCGATGGATGTCCCAACCGCTGCGAGCTTCAATTCCTTTTCCGGCCCCGCACCGATCTTGAAAAACTCAATCCACGGCGTGGCCTCAGTGTAGTCGATAAAGTGGTTATACCCGAGCGGAATCAGCAACTTGTCAAGAGCCTGATGGAGCCTGGTCCCGAGTTCAATCTTCACGTTTCGAAGCGGCGGGGCGTCGTCAAGGATATCGAGGTCAACTGATAGTGGCCTCGCCAAAAACTGCTCCGTTGGATTTAACAACTCGCAGACGGAAAGCACCGCCTCACGAAGCGTCCACTCATTGCGAGTTTGCGTTTGATACGCTTCCCCTGTCGGGGCATCCGCTATCTCTGGGTGTGTCCATAGGTGGCTTCCGAAACCAGATCCCGGCGTATTATCAAAATACCTATCAGACCTGTTGAAGACGGTTTTTTCATCGATAGTTGGGTTAAACACAATATGTTCATTGATGTCTTGCTTTGCGTTTTCTAGTGGGCACCAAACGGGATATCCAGTGTGCGCTCTGCCGTAGTGATACGGTCTAAGCTGGCTCAATCCTGTCAAGCCCTCCGCGTCTTTCTGGACACTGAACTCTTCTGTCACATAGTCGCCCAGATGAATTCGAACGATTCCCGGAAACGGAAATCTGACTTCTATCATTCTTGAAAAGAATGCTGGCTGAACTCGGTTTTCCACGCTTTCGGACAGCTTGTAAACAAGTGTTGCGAAGTCTAAGCGTGATCCGCCAGCAGACTGCACTACTTGAGTGCAATAGACATCATCAAATGTTGGGTCTACCCCCTCAACTGGCGGGTCTGCCTCTGGATCTGCAGCGATGGCTACTGGCGGATTGCCATCCGTGTCGCCCAAATAGACGACAAGTTCTGGATAGTCATAGACCAGTGCCCCAGCCGTGTTGATGATGTCCGTGAACGGCATTTACTCAGCCTTACCTGTGCCGAATCCTGGTTGTTTAATTTCCGCAAACATCTTTTGACGGTGGTCGTCGAGTGAGCCTTTGCCGTCCCAGCATTTGTCGACATCTTTCGGGTCGACTGGTGCCGGCTCCGGGGATGCTTCGATAACTGGGATTTCTTCTGCCTGCTCTTCACTCATGATGCGATCTGCCTGAATTTAAGGTTACCTAAAACTGTCCAGCCATTGACGCCCGAGCCATCGAGCCACGGCGGTTCTTCTGGTGTGAATCCTTCGAACACGCAACTATTGTACGATATTGAGTCAGCCCCAACAGTCCAGACCAGAGTTCCGGATTGGCTGGTGTAACCCTGCAGTGTCAGAATCCCCGCGTGAATTGCCGCGTGTGATGCATAGCCTGACAGCATCAGCCAGCATGTGAGATCGCGCCCGCGAAGTCCGCCATTAAGATGGAACTCACCAGTCACGCCAAAGAACGATTGCACCGACTTTGCGTACTCCCACGGGCTCGCATTGATGGAACCATGCAAGTGAGAGCCTGTGTTGAGTGAGCCGAAGACAATACTCATGGTGCTGTTGCCGCTGGGAGTGGGGCTTCTTTCGGTCGGACGTTTGGTGCGGCGACTTTGTTGGGATTCTGCTGCGGCTGTCTTTCAACGGCTTCGCGGAGTTTTTTTGTCTCTTCGAGCTGCTGCTTCTGCACATCTTCCGAACTGCGAAAGAATGACTGAAACACTTGGAACAAACCTTCGTTCACATTGCCGACGAACTCGCCACCAACCGCATCGTTTGCCGTTGTAACCATTGCACCACTCGCAGCGGCGGCGGCACCGACGAGCGGTATATCCATTGCCGCTGCTTTTTGCTTTATGGCTTCGATGTCGTTGTCAAACTTCTTGTTTCTTTGGTCGATTTCATTCAGCTTTTCGCCGACGAGCGTGCTATTCAAAAGTGCTTCATTTTCCAGTCTGTTCCGCCCGGCCTGCATTCCCGTCGCTGCGGTGTCTCGATCCTTCATGAACTGAGCAGGATCCGCCTGAGACTTCTGCAGTTCCTGAATTCGGTTCCCGCTCTCCAAAAGCAATCGAGCAGAGGCGACGTTTTCAGTCCCGAACATTTTGCCGAGTGCTGCATTTCTGTCAGCCTCAGGCATCTTCTGTGTAGCGTCGCGAATGGTTTGGATCACCTGAACTAAAGACTCGCCAACGAAGTCGACCTGTTCAGCATCGACGCCGATTCGTGCAAGGTTGTCCTTGTTTTCTTTCGTCAGGTCGCCAGCCTGCAGTTTATTCACGAAGTTTCTAAGGCCAGTCCCAGACTCAGCAGCAGGAAGCACTTCGCGGAGTGCCGTGAATCCAGCCAATGCCTCATCAATCTTGATGTTTGCGCCTTCAAATACTGACGCATTCTTTGCGAAGTCCTGCAGTTCAGTCAACTGGAAGTCTGTCTGCTTAAACAGGCTTTGAGCTGCCACCGCAATCTGTTGCAGGTTCTGATTGGTCTTTTCCAGACCGTAAGCGTTGAGCGATTCTGCGAACGCTGAAACCAGTTCATCCGGAGAACCCTGAAAACTGCTTGCCTGGATTGTGTCGAGAATTGTTTTAAGTGTTCCAGAATCAACCGCGTCTGTAAATCCAGAGCCTGCCAACTGCGTAGCCGCCTGAAACCCAACTTCGGCTTTCACGCCGGCCCCGGACGCCTGCTCGATGATCTGGCGAGACATCTCCTGCCGTTCAGGATCCGTGAGCCCTGCCTGGATCTGCATCTTGCGGGCCATCGTATCAAGGCCGACTGCCTGATCAGCTCCACGCGACACGATTTCTCTTTGCGCCTGACCTACTTTCTGTAGTGCCATGTATAGTGCCAATGCCGCTCCGGTCGCTACCGCCATGCCTCTTCCGATGGCTGGCCACGGACTTTCTCTGACTGCGGATAACTCATCCTTAGCCTCAGACAGCGATTTCTTTAACGCATCGACCTTGGATCGCTGGGCTGCAAATTCTGCAGTGCCTTGCGTCATGCCTTTCAGTGCCGCTTCCGCCTCTTTCATCTGCTGTTCAAGTTTGTTGTATGAGCCCGCAGCGAGGTCGGCACCTTTTTTGGATGCGTTAGCCAGAGACTGCTGAGTCTTTTCCAGCTTCTCCATTCGCTGGTCGACTTTTTGGATCACATCCAGCATCTGTTTTGCTGTGGCAATCCACTCGACTTCAATCTTTTCATCAGCCATCACCATCCTCCCGTCGCTTCAATCCGAGCGTCATGAGGAACGTGTCAAGAATGTGTTCTTTGCCGACCCAAAGATCAAGGTATGTGGCAACTTCGGGAAGCATGCGATAATTAACCTGCAGGAGTTTCAGCAGCCATCCAACCTGTGCAGATGGCTCGGCGTGGAATATGATTTTCCGCATGCCGAACTCTTCAAGGTATGTGGCGTGCAACTGCTTCGCTTCATCGCACATCCAGGAGAATTTCCGAATGACTTCCCACCGCATGCTCCCATCATCGGAATAAACGGCCCGCGCATCGACAGTGTCGGGAGTCGCCAGTTTCCAGCGAGCCTCACCGAACTTGACCAGCGGCCCCGCTTGCGTGTAGTGCCGGCGTAGTTCGCTTTCCGTGGGTGGTTTTTCTTTCCAGAATCCCACCCAGTATCGCGGCTTGCCGTGCTCATCCTTGCAGACGGACGGCACCCAATCCTGCTCAGCCGGAGCGTAATGAATGTAGGGGCTCTGCGGAGTTCGACATCCGATCATCAAGCCAGATGTATCAGACGGACCATTCTCGCATGGTGCCGCGTCGTGTCCGTCCAGAATTGGAGTCAGGCCCGCAACTTTCGCTGTGGCTTCAAGATCGGCTGGCTTGCAATTCGGGACGAAGACAAGGAAATGCACAGGCAACTTTCATTATGGGATGGCTACGGCTGCGGATGCTGTCAGCGTTTTGCCGTGAAGCGTGATCGTAGCGGACCCGTCGTTGTTGTCGCTCACGTCGATTGAGTCGGTGTCAGTGAGGCCAGCGGCGAACGTAAACCGAACGTTGTCTGTGGTCGCTGAGTACACGCCTGAATCGGCACGCTTTCGCATGTAGCAGTTGCAGGAAGTCATCGCAGTCCAGAGGCCGACCGTTGCTGCAATGGCGTCGAAGTCATTGACCGTAATCTTGATTGTGGGCTGAACCTGCTTAATGCCGATCCATGTTGGGCAGATTGAACCGGATCCAAGCGGAGAATTGACAATCTCGATGCCGGGGTCAACCTGGAATCCCTGAACGCCCGCAATCAGTGTGCCGTTGATGTAGCACGGACCTAACGCAAACTCGCTGCCGAACGCCTGAGCGGCCAGGGCATTGCTTGCTGTGTCGAGACAGCCTGCAGTTGTCCCATCGGTTGACATCCAGTGAATATCGAGGGCGCACGTTGCGAAATCCGATGTCTGCGTGACCTCAAACGATGTCGGCACAATGAAAGCCCGCGAGCCTGTAAGATTCGCATGAACCGAACCGCTGGCAAATGCCCCGCCAATGGATCGCAGCTTTTTCGGGACCGTGATTGTTGAACCAGTCAGGTACATGCCGACGGAGCAAAACGTATTCGTGCCGATGGCCACTAACGTCGAGAGGTCTGCGGATGTGATGCTGCTGACCTGCACCATCTCCTGTCCGCTGATCTGAGACACGACAGCACCACCCGAGGTCATCGCCTTCCGGTGCTTCTGTCCACTCTTGTAGCTGGCCTGTGTGACATTCTTGACCGTCGTCGAACCAAGGATGACATCTGCACCCGTAAAAATCTTTGCCATGTCTATTTGATCCTTTTGGTTCGCTTCCGTTTGTACTCAGGGCTCAAAGCCCCGTGTTTGTATTCCGATGCCATCCGCTTTCGCTCGTAGGCAATTTCCGCACGGCTCATGACCGCGATTTCCTTTTTCTGCCAGTCAGCCAGACGCCTGACGTTTTTGCGTTTCCATTTGGCCTGCTGCTCTGGAGTCATCGCGGCCCACTCTGCCGGGTCAACCTTGTTTTGAAGTGCAGCCCGCATCGTCAGCTTCGAGCCGTACTGTGTTGCGGTGATCTTTGCTCGAATCGATTTCTTTAAGAACCCCGTGCGAACGTTTGGTTTTTGGTGTTTAAACTTCCGCTGTTTGGCTGCGTTGTAGGCTGAGCTTCGCGGTCTTGCTCCGTATTCACTGTAAGCCGTCATCTCAAAGTGCTTCGGAACTCGTTCAGCCAGTTGTCTCTCCATCACCCTTCGATTGATTTTCCGCATCAACTGAGCGTGCATTCTCTCCGTGAGTTGTGCACGTTTGATTTGGAGTTCAATTTTCAACATTAGATGACGACTCCGGTCAGAGAAAGAACGAAGTTCCACTCACACCGGCCACTGTTGTCGTCAGGATCGACTCGCCCTGGCATCAATGGTGTTTCCAGAGTTGTCGACATGTGCTGACCAGATCCGCCAACAGCCCCAGCAATGCCTGCTAGTATGTCGCTGTATTTGCCCCAAACCCAGACATACTGATCTGAGAACGTCGCTCGATTTTCCTCTGGCACTTCAAACTCGACTCTGATTTCAATCGCCAGATCCCCGTGGAATCGATTGGCTTTCCACGTTGTGGGGAAACTGGTGATGTCAAGAACGATTGAAGGTGCAGTCGTCTGGCCTTCCTCAACCTCAATCCCGCCTTCATGGATCCGTTTGGCTGCCTCCGCTGCTGATGAAACACCGCAAATCGTCTGCCATGCCGTCAGTTCAGACAGCATGGTTTTGACGCTTGCGAGTGCTCCAACCACATCGAGAGCGGCCATCAAAGATCACCGTTTCTGAGGACTTTTGCGCCCTTCACTTCTGCCTGATATCGTGTCACTGTCGCTGACTTCATGCCGTGCTCTGCTTCAGTCACTGCCTTCACCTCGTAGCGGTTGCCATCGTGTTTGATGGCATCGCCTGGCAGTAGTTCAGTGGCTTCCGCAAAAACAACGTCCGCCGTGTGGTCGTAACCTCTGCCCCTGCCATCGTTTGTCATGGCAGGGTGGAGAGTGACGATGCCGACGAAGGTCTTGATGTTTCCTTCGTCGCCACCGACATAGCGGATAATCTGGGTGGCGAAGTCATCCGTTTGCAGGAAGACATCTGCCACGTCAGATAACATGAGGTCATGCAGAGACATTAAACACCGTAGGCGTAGCGGTATTTGGCAACGATTCGGGCGATAGTGATGGAAGGAACGCCAGTACCTGACGCCTTCTGAATCTGTACGATTGGCTGCACGTTCTGGCCAGCAGTGATGCCGGTCATGGAAAACGTGGTGCCAGACGCCACTCGTTCGCCGTCGATAAAAAATCGAACGTCTGCCAGCCCCTGAGAGAAATCAATCGAGCATGTTTTGTAAACAGCTGCGAGAGTCTGCCCAGTAGCCTTGTCGTCGTTGTCTGTCACATTGTCGTCTGTTTCGACGAGCAGATTGGTGGTCGACGCGGAACCTTCCATGCGGAACCACGCATTGACAGTCACGCTGTCCGGTGTGTCGTTGCGAGCGGTTCCAACACCGAATACGATGGTTGTCACGGAGTCGACAGCCGCCACCTGTACCGTGAAATCAATTCGCTGGAGTGATGCTAGGTCCAGAGGCAAAACGTCGTTCTGATACAGACAGACGTTTTCAACTTCGGACGTTGAGGCCAAAGTCAGTTTTGCTGCTCCACCGTCTTCTGTAATGTTTAGGTACGTTGGTGTGCCAGCTGCGGAGGTGTCCGCAATTGTCCAACCGTTTTGGCCTGGGGTAGTCGTATAGGCCTGCGCTCGGTCGAACAGTTCGCCGCCACGCTGTGGCCACTCTTTTACGCCTCGGATTACTGCCATCGGAGTGATTCCTTTTTGGATTGTTGCTATTCGCCGGACAATCCGGAGAAAATGAAATTTCTAACGCCGTAAGCCGCCCCACGGATGGAGCGGCTTCGGCTATTCAATCAGGCTGCGTTACGCGCCTGCGTGTCGCTGAATACCACGGTGATTCAGAGGCTTTGCTCCGAATGACTGCAACACGTAGTAGGTCATGGCGAGCGTGTTCTCGTCCATCACGCTGCGAACCTGTGGCGTCTCCTGTCCCTGCAGGAATGTCACCTCAACAGTGTCGATTCGTGCGGTGTCTGCGAACAGATACCACGCGGTCGTTGAGTTCAGGTCGAGCAGTGGCTCGATAACTGGAGTCAGCCCGGTGTTGATGTTGCGAACGCCTGTAATCGTTGCATTTGGGTCCACTTCTGACCCAAGCAACTGCAACAGCGTTCCACGGAGAGCGGCAGGGAAGCAGATGTAACGAGGCATTAGCCCCAGAACGTCTGGCCCCTGTGCATTTTCTGGCGTGTTCTCGCCACGCATTACCATCATGTTTGCTGTCAGCAAGTTGATTGCCGTCGTGTAGTTGGACACGGCCCCGGTTTCAGTGTTCTTCTGCTTTCGATTGCCAGAGGCAGCCGAAAACAGGGCAACACCGTCACTCATCGTTGGGTTGCTGGTGATCTGTGACCATGCAACAGCGTTGACGGTACGAGCTGCCGAATCACCGAGAGCCATTGGCACGCGGGTCAAGGCGCTCATGTCATCGTTGACAATCAGCTTGTAGCTGAAGTCAACCCCAACCGACCGAGCGTCAACCGCGTAGTATTCACGAGCATCGGCCATGCTGGCTTTTGTTGGCTCGTCGGTGTCGTTCCAAACTGGAAGGTTTGGAATACCACCGAGACGCATGCGGTTGATATTTTTGAAGTCAGGCACAGACTCGCCCTGACGCATCGGGCCACGCCACGTTGCAGGCACCTCTGTATAACCAACCATCATCGACTTGTTGATCGCGTCGAGCGTCAGATTGGCAAAGCTGCCGGTCGTGTGATATGGGTTGTCTGCTCGGAAATTGCGAATTCCTGCCTTTTCAGGCCCGAACATGGCACAAGTCGCGATCTGTTCGCGGGTCATGCCGAGCGTCTGAATTCCCAAAGCCCGAACATACTCGCTGGCCAGGTCGAGCAGCGTTGCGTGAGAGAGATTCCCAGCGGTTTTTGAGCGGCTTTCCTTTGGCAGGTGTCGCTCCAGTTTGTTCTCGTCGCCATTGACGGCCGACCGCACGGCCTTTTCCGTCAGGATCGCGCCAATATCACTCTTCAGTCGGTCGACACCACTGGACACAAACCGAACAGAGGCACCGTACGGAACCTGCTCATCCTGCTTCTGGCGAACAGATTTCAGGTGCTCACGGACCGCTGCGATGTCGGCCAGTCCGCGACAATTCGCGGCTTCGGCAGGTAATCCAGCCAGATCACATAAGGCGTCAATCTCGCTGTCGAACTTTGCACGGGCCGCGGCCGATTCTTTAATTGCTGCGCGGGTTGCTTCAGCAATCATGCTCTGAATTGCAGATGCGTCGATTGTCTGGCCGCTGGAACGCTCTTCCTGCTTTTCTTCTTTCTTGACTTCGCCGAGTTTTGCAGCGTTGTCAATCAGCCATCGCTGAGCCTGTTCGTCGGTGAGTTCTGCAGACATGCCCTTTGACACGAGCAGAGCGCGTAGTTCTGGATTCATTGCGAATTCTTCCTGTTGTTCTGAGGACTTGAAACGGACTGCAGATGGGTCCAGCCCTCGCAGCTTTGCTTGATCATCGGCACCAATGGGAGTCAACGAGACTTCCTGGAGCTTCCACTTTGTGACCACATTCACAGGCCCCTGATAGGAGCGTTTCCCAATGGTCTTTGATTCACCTTTTGGCACGTACTGGCGTTTCAGAACGTCGTACCCAACGCTTACATCAGTAATGTGTCCATCACGAACGCCCGCCAATGCGTCTTCTGATTCTGCAGCTTTGCGGAACACAAGCTTTGCAGTGATTTCGCCGTCGCTAACCTTGATTTCACGAGCGGATCCGAGCTGATCTTTGACAGAGCGTCGCTGATGCGAATCGAGAAACGGCACCTGTCGACTGCTTGGATATTCCACGCCCGACGGCACCAGAACTTCCGGAATCATCTCCATGCGGCCCCAGTCGGGCATGTTTACGGGCTGATCAGTGCTAATGACTGCCTCAACGCTTCGCTCTTCCTCCGAAAACGTTGCTGCTCGCACGCTCAAATTGCGGTAACTCATGTCAGTCATAGACTGATCTCGTTGGCTTCTACGCGACACTGGCGGCCTCCTGTGCTGGATCTGCTGCCATTGAGGCTGCAATCTGGTCCTGAGCGTCGACGCCCATAATGTTGTTGATGACTTCGGGCGGGATGCCTTTTTCTGCGGCTACGCTGTAAAGCTCGGCAACGTCATTCAGGACATCTCGCCAGTTCGTGTTGATTTTTGCGCATTCCATCTGCAATGAAGAAAGACCGCCTGAGATTCGAGCGGATGCCGCTGCGGCGTCGTCCTTTGGATTGATGGAAAGGGCAACCGGACCTTGCCAGTTGGCTGCACAGAAGCGACCAGGAGCGGCCTGAAATTCTTCGGCTGACACGATGCCATCGAAGTAGCCCTCCATGATTGCGGTGCGAAGAACCGTTTCCCAAACCGGCTGGCAATAACTGGACGCAAACCAATCCTGGACAATGGAAAGCTCTGGCCAGCAATCGTTATCAGCAGATCGCTCGGAGCTGAATGAACTGTTGCGGTAATCGCCGGTCACGGTGCTAGCCTTGATGCCCGGCAATGCCGCTGCGGTCCCGCGTTGCAGGTGCTGCACGAACGCTTCCGGGTTCATGTTTGGCTGGTTAGGCGACAACAACTCAAACGATCCATCCTTACCCTTGTTTACCACCATACCGGGTTGAATTTTGCTGATTGAATTGCCGTCTGAATCTGTCAAATCGGTGCCGTCAGCAGACGTTGAATTGTATTCGCCGTTCGAATTGAGCCCCAGTTTGGTCGCGCCGGTTGGCTTGCTGTAGGCTGCAACCATGCAGGATGCCATTGCGGAGGCAGTCAGCACGTTGTATTCGAGGTCATCTGTGCGTCTGGCTCGTAGGATCGCGGATGAGAACCACGGCACTCCACGTGCCTGATCAATATCCTCCTCGACGAACAGGTGCCCCATCTTTTCAACTGGCACTCGAACAGCCGTTGCAGGCGTCATTGCTGAGTCAAGCTGTGATGTATTCTTGATCCAGTACGCAACCCGCTCTTCTTTTGCGTTGAATTCAATTCCACGGAAAAGAGTGTGACCGCTCGAAAGTTCTCGAGCTGGAATTTCTGATTCGTCTGCCAGCCGGCAGGAGTCAATCAGTTGCAGCACGAGAGCGACGGGCAGATTCCGTTTTTCCTGTTCTGCTTTACTGATCGGCTTGAGCCTGTAGAGCGTATCTCCAGACAAGACAACGGTACGCAGTGCCAACCGCTGCTGGCAACCCATCGTCAGCCCGCCTTTTCCAGGCAGACCACGAGCATCGAAACCACTCTGAAGTTCTTCCCAAAGCTGCATTGATCGCTGACGAAACTCCACATTCGGGGTTCCGTCAAAGTTCATCGCCAGTGATTCTGGGTGCATCCCCTTGCCAATCACTTTTGCTTCCAGTGACCGCACGATTTTGCGGCATGCTGGATTGTCTCGGTACAGATCCCAGCTTTGAGCACGAAGCGAATCCAGGCGACTGCCAGAGACTTCGTTTTCTTTCTGGATGACCTGACGAAGTGAGTTCAGGCGGTTGATATTTGCGGCTGCGTACGGCCCCTTCGCGGTGCCGAGCAGTTTATTAACCTGCTGGATGGTCGCACGGGCTTCCATTCGTCGCAGTTGTGCGGATGGCGAGAAGAAGCCGACGATTGAGTCGATTACGCTCATGGGCTCGGCCCCTCAAGTGATAGGAGGGAGCACATCGAGCCATCGGAGCCAATCGAGACTTCGTCCATCAACTCTTTTCGAGTCTGACGAAGCTCTTTCAGATCAGCCATTCGCTGCCGACGCCCGCCCGGTCCCTGATACTCTTGCGAGGTCAGAGCCTTCAAGATGGCTGCATTGGTTGCAGCGAGCAGGTCGGAGGCTGTTGTCATGCTCGCATGTTGCGAGACTCAATGACAAATGTAATTACCAGTGTTGCTACTGTGGTAAACTCTAGGCCCAAAACTCTGGATCGGCACGTCTTGCAACTCTTACAAGAATAACCTCTTGACCGCGGTGGATTGCTGACCTCATTTCAGCGTCTGCTTCCAAACTCCGGTCTGGTAATTTCAGATATGCCTCCCATGCCTCCACTAACTTCATGGCTACAGCCTTTTCTTCACTTGTAGTCATCTCTGCCCCTCGATGCTGACCACGCGATGTTCCACCCGCACAACTTCCAGCTTTACGATCGCGGTCCATGTGTGCCCACACGGTGACTTGTCAGGGTTCGTGGTTTTGCAGCACTTGTAGTAACGGGTTGAGCCCTGCTTTGAGTACGCGCACCCATAGCCTCCATTGCCACTCCAGCAAATCGGACAATGACGATACTCCTCAATGGCCCTTTGCGGCTGCTCAACTGGCATTTCGATGGCTTTTGGCTCCGGTCGCTGCTTCTTTTTACTCATTCCACGCCCTTCCATCTGGTCTCCCTGTGCCCGAATTGACCACCGATTTCGCCTGTGTGTACGTCCCGGAACGCGGTGGAAATGCTCCGTTTTCGCCTAAATACGCATGTGCAAGGGCTAATCCGTACCGAACCGCATCGCGAATGTCGTTTGGCGAGTTCTCATCCTTCTTCACCCACAACATCCTAGCGTTGCCACGGGTGTCGATCTTGTCGCCAAGTGTCGCGTTGCACATCTGCTCAAGGAAATCGAAATCGTTCTCAGTGCCGACGCAAAGCGAAAGCGAATCTGATTCGCCGGGGAGTCGCTCATCGAGCCTGGCCTGAAGGTCTGTTTCCCAAAAGTCTGTGTTCACACTCAGCAGCATTTGCCCGGCGTACGCGCCTGACTCCGTTTCGGCGAGTCGATACGGCAGACCGCTCATGTCTGTCGACGATCCCTTGATGGCGAGTAGGCCGGCGTGAGAGTTGCAAAAATCGTATGTCGTTTTGGTGTCCCAGCCCGAGTCGATGGCAGCTGCGTGCGGCATCATTGGATTGCCACCGTCCAAGTGCTGAAACGGCGTGCGGATATGTCGCTCCCAAATTTCATCGAGGGTGGTTGAGTAGCCGTAATCGACAACGTGAGACTGCCGATCGACACCATGCGACATGATTGCCCAGACCCGGAACCCTCCGTCCGCTGCCTGCTGGTCGACTGTGACCGTCAGGAGTCGCGTCCAGTCCGGCAGGATCCGGCGAGGAATGTCCGTTTTCAGTCGTTCGCCCACTCGTTCCGGAGTGCTCTTTGATTTCTTCGCCTCCCATGTCTCGCCTTTGTCTTCATTGACCCACTGTTGAAGGTCTCGTGGCTTTTTACACTTGCTGAGAAAGTCGCAGACGATATCCCCCCACCCGTGGAACAGAGCATAGAAAACACTGATCTGGCAGCCGTAGTCGGAACCCCAGTTGTTCGGCTTGCCCCGCAGCCAACTCGTGTCATCCGGTGCAAGGCTGCGTGCCTCCATTGCTTTGTCGTGGTCGACTTCGCAGCCGGCAGGCACCCAAACGCCACGATTGACCATCCACGGGCGGTGGATGTCATCGATTCGGCCCTCGCAATGTAGGCAGACATAGTGGGCAGTCTTGCGTGCGAGATCCCTGTCAGTCTGCCCTGATTCCGGCTTCTCATAGTGAATCATGCCAGGTCTGCTACCGTCGCCATACTCCAGAGCCTGGAACTTAAAGCAGTGCGGGCAAGGCACGTGATAGCGATGATTCGTGGATTGCAGGCGGCCTGACTCGACAGACGATCGCCCTTTGATACTGGGGGTGGATTCGAGAATGAATTTGCGGTCAGGGTATTCCGCCCCTCGTTTTCGGAATCGGGCGATAGGATCCCCTTCCGTCGATGTGGATTCAGATACCCATTTATCGATCTCGTTGCCGACGCCAACCCTGATTGACTTGTCCGCCAGTCTGGATTTACCCCGAGGCCAGGCACCGTGACAGACGGAACGCCGCAGCCGGATTTGCGTCTTACTCTGGCGAATTGCTTTCGGCGCTTGGTCTCGCAGGCGCGGACAGTGCTCAATCATTTTCCAGAATCTGCCAAACACGCTTTTGCAGTTCGTTTCGTCAGGAGTGGCAAACATCGTTTCTTCTGGCCTCTGATCCATCGACCGCATCAGCATGGCAAGCGTAAAGTTCGTTTTGAACATTCTCGCGGCCCACTGCAACCAGATCGTGCGAAACTGAATCGAGTCATACGCCCAGCATGGCCCCTGTGGAGCTGTGACCCACGGTGACTGCTGCTCTGAGAATGCTTCCCCGGTGTGACTGTAGAAATACATGCGTAGCCAGTCGCCCGCCGATTCCGTCAGCCGTGGCCGCAATGCGTCTGCCATGATTTCGAAAACGAAACTCAACGGGCTGTCCTTAAATCGTCGCAGATTTCCTTGAGTGCTACCCTGACCGTGTCTTCAATCGCTTCCTTGATTGGTGCTTTCAGCTCGGCTGGGCAAATGTTGGCACACTTCAGCCCGAGCGAGTTGAGTCGATTCACAAGGCGGGAGACTGCAATTGATAGATCCAACTGAACATCCTCTTTCCGAATCAGCCGGCCCGATGCCAAATCGTTTTTCAACTGTCGCGTCCTGGCGTTCTCCCACCGCTCCGCCATTTCCGCCCGCTTGAGTTCAATTCCAATTTCAGAAACGTCGGCATCTTCGGCCACTGCCTTAATGTTTTCAGATCGCCACTTTTGGACAGCTTCAATTGATGTTCTGGGACAGCCTCGGGCCACATATTTATCAATCGTCGCAGTGCAGACGCCGATCCCATCCGCCATTGCCTTGATTGTCAGACTTCGACTTTTGCGGGCACTCGGTTTGGACTGCTTTGCCTTCGTCTGCTTCGGTCTTTTCTGCTGCATCGGATGCCGTGAAAGGAAGCCTACCTACCTACTCCCTAGAAATTTTTTATTCACAAAAAATGTTCGCTGACATGAACC